CGCTGTTAAGAAGGCGTTTGGCTTCGATACATCAGGATTAGAAGTATTAAAATCAGACCTACTTCTCACGAAACTCCAGATGAACGATATCGCTGGCGCCACGAAGAAGACTGGTGAAGGATTTACTGAGAATTTCGCCAATCCGGCAAAGAATGCCGCTAAAACCGGTCGTGACGCGTGGAAGTCTTTTGTAGAAGGTTTACAAAACTTCAAAGAAGATCTAGGGATGGTGAATCAGAAGCTAGCTTATATGTACAAGCTTCTATCCACTGAGACTAATCCTCAGATGATTACTCATTTACAAGAAGAGATAGATAAACTTAAAGCCGCTGGAGATCCATTCGAACAGTGGCGCCAAGGAATTGAAAAGGCGCAAGATGGCGTTCCTCAGTTAACTGAGAAGATCGCTTACATGCAGATGTTAATGCTCGATACAACCGATCCAGTCATTCTTAAGAAATATAAAGAAGATTTAGAACAATTGCAAGATACGCTCGGCAAAGGTACTGATAAGTTCTACGATCTAACTAAGAAAATCAATGGCTCTGCTAAGGCTGCTGAAGATGTTGCCACTCAGTTACAAATGATTGATGAGGCTTTGGCTGAAGGTAAACTGAACGCTACACAGGCCGAGAAATTGAAGGCTGAAGTTGAAGGTGTTAATCTTGAACTCAAGAAGATGAGTGAAGGGATCACTGACGCTATTGATCGTAACGCGTCGAACGCTGTTAATAACTTTATTGACACGTTAGGTCAAGCTGAGTTCTCATTCTCGAAGTTTACTGAATCTGTTCTCAAAGATATCGCTAAGATGATTGTTCAATTGACCATCATGAAACCGCTAATGGATAGTATTAAGAATTCATTACCAGGCGCAACCGCTGGAAGCGGTGGTGGTGGATTTGGTTCATGGTTAGGCGGTCTATTTGGCGGTGCCAGTGGCGCTAGTATGAGCGACGTTTCTACCTCACCTCAAGTGTTTAAGTTCGCTACAGGTGGCGTCTTTGGCGCAACTCAAGGTCGCATTGGGGTTATGGGCGAATCTGGTCCTGAAGCCATTATGCCTCTTAAAAGAGGTGGCGATGGTAAACTAGGCGTCACTGCGGCTCCAACCACAGTTAACGTTTACAATAACGCTGATACAACCGTGACTACCGCAGAAACCACTAATCAAGATGGATCTAAACAGATTGACATTATGATTGAGAAGAAGGTTAAAGAAATGTTTGGATCAGGATCTATGGATAAGTCTATGCGTACCTCTTACGGTTTAACTCGCGCAGCGCAATAAAGGAGTAATTTATGTCAATAAGCATTGCGCCACGTCCGTCATCAATAGATGGATGTATGCAAAGTTGGAACGAGTCGTACGCTGCCAATACCATTCGTAGCGCTATGGACGATATGGAAGTAAAGGTTCGTAGACGTACTACTGGATTAGTAAGAACTATTGAAACAACTCTTACACTAAAGGCAGCTCAGTATCACGATTTCGTTGAATGGTTTAGAGTTTCACAGCAAGGTGGCGTTTTACCTACACGTATTAAACGTCCACAAGATGGCTTAGAGATTGTTGTACGAGTGACAGCACCTCCTATCATCAAGTGGATAGATCGTAATGTGTTTGAAGCATCGATGAAGTGGGAACAAATGCCAAGTTGGGCTACACTATGACAGTACTAGTCCATCCAGAAAATCAAAGAGATATCCAAGCCATTAGTTCACCAGTGGCTTGGTTGTATCTATTGACCATTGAAACACTTGGCAATCCGCCTCTCTATTTAGTTAATAATAACGAATCGATCATAAGCAATGGAATCACATATCAACCGTTTCCATTTAAACTTAATCTTCCTTCAGATGACGGTGAAAAATTGCCACGAGTGTCTTTAGTAATCTCTAACGTTTCAAATGAGATTATAGAGGCAATACGAGGACAGGCTATTCCGCCGGTGTTAACTGTCGAGTTGATCAGTAGCGCTTACCCAGATATTGTAGAAAAACGACTAGATTTTCTAACATTACGAGGCGTCCAATATGACGCACTCACCATCACTGGTGACCTAGAAGTACTTAACACAATGTCAGTTGGTTTCCCAGCGGAGACTTATGACCCTGTGCATTTTCCAGGATTATTCAGATGATTGACTGTAACCCTTCACAAGAGGGTTATGGTAAGTCATTTACAAAGGAGTTAGGATGAGCATCCTTAAATTCATAGGAATACCTTATGTAGTGTGTGGCGAAACATTTGATGGTGCTGATTGTTATGGCATCGCTAAACTTTATTCTAAAGAGGTTCTAAACAAGACCTTGCCAACCTATATGTATTCTGAATTAGATAACGAGGCAGTAGCCGATATCGCTATTAAAAGCGCCCAACATAGTTTAGGCGCTGCTTGGCGTAAAGTAGATACACCTAAACAAGGTGATGTAGTTACCTTTCGAATCATGGGCCTTGAGGTCCATTGCGGTATTATGTTGAATGACCATGAGTTTCTTCATAGTCTCAAGGGTAGACAGTCATGTATAGAAGACTTGTCTAATGTTAACTGGAAGCATCGTCTGACTGGAGTATTTAGATATGATGGATGAATTAGAAGTATTAGATGCACCACAGACGCAACAGAAACAACTTGCTAGACTTTTATCGCCTTCAGGCGTACATAATCTTTCGATCATCGCTGTGCCTGGTGAAACCATTCATGAGTTAGTAGAGCGCGCCATTCCTGAAGATCTGCGCGGGTACTTAGTTGCCTTTAATCATGGCATGCGAGTGGATGAACCGGAGAACTTTTGGATTCAAGAAGGCGATAGTATTCTCTTGGCCATCGTTCCACAGAAAGGCGGAGGCGGCGGTAAAAGTGGTGTACTAGGCGCTGCATTAATGGTCGCTGTCGCGGTATTTGCGCCAATGGTGGCTGCACCGCTTGCCGCCAGTATGGGCCTTGCTGCTGGTGGTATCGGTGCCTCACTCGTAACTATGGGCGTGTCGATGGTCGGTATGATGGCCGTTAGCGCTCTCATTCCGCCTCCATCCGCTAATACAAGTAATGGCGGTAGTGCAGGAAGTGGCACTACTGACTCACCAACATATAGTCTTGGCGGTCAATCAAATGGCATGCGTAAGTATGCACCTGTTGCGAGAATCTATGGCAGACATAAGGTATTTCCACAATTAGCCGCTAATCCGTTGGTGACTAACGTTGGTACATCTTCCACAGTTTCATCGCTCTATGACTTCGGTCTAGGAGATATTAGCGTTACCGATTTAAAGATTGGCGATACTTTAGCCGAGACCTTTAGTCCTGAACTGATATGGCACCGAGATAGTTTAGTAACTAATACCACGTTTCTTACGAATAGAGTAGGTTACGATCAGTTTAGTTATGTCCTAAAATCAGGTTCAGAATTAATCATTCGAAGTAAACAATCTACCACAGCGTTTGACGTTGATTTAACATTCCCACGAGGTCTATGTTATATTAATGATCAAGGTAATGCCACAGGCCATAGCGTCTATATTAACGCTCAATATCGTCTAGTTGGTGAAACCGTTTGGCGTGATGTGCCAGCCTCCTCATTTAAAGGTATTAACGCTTGGGAGCAACAAGATCCTCCGCCTCCTGAATTCTTCCGTTATTACGACGGTAAGGCCTGGACTGGCGATCAGAACCAACGTATTGGTATGTCAGGTTCTACTAACCAACGCTTTGTTGCGGTAATCTCAATCGTGCCGCCAGATGTAGGTGAATTTGAATTTAGAATTATTAAAGGTAGTCCAGACAACGGTAGTAATCGTATTATTGAAGATATGGCAGTAACCATGATCAAGTCTTATAAAGACGGATCTGTTGTCAATCTTAATCGAAAACATACGATGCTTGAGATGCGCGTTACTGCATCAGAGAAACTCTCTGGTACTGTTCAAACCCTGAACGCCATCGCCACATCGGTATTACGTACTACACAAGATGGTAAAACATTTATCACTGAAGCGACGAGTAATCCAGCATGGATCGCTTTAGACATATTAACGAGTGAAGCGAATCGGAAACCGATTAAAGATGAACTTATTGATTGGCCGAGTTTTATTAAGTTTGCCAAGTTCTGCGAAGAACATAAGTATTATGCTAACTTTGTGATTGATTATAAGACAACTGTACAAGAGTTAGTTTCTTCCGTTCTATCAACTGGCCATGCGGCTATGATGTTCACGACTAGCGGTAAGTATGGTGTTTTGTTAGATGAAGAGCGCACAACTCCTCGCCAATTAATTACTCCAGCTAACTCATGGGGTTTCAAAGGTTCGCGTACTTTCGCTGACACGCCTCACGCTTTCTTGGTCACCTTTATTAATGGTGAAAAGTCGAGTGTTATTGTTGAGAACGCTCCTGAGATTAGTTGGCAGAAAGAAGAACGAATCGTCTATAACGACGGGTATGATGAAAATAATGCGACAAACTTTGAGACACTAGAGACGTTTGGTATCACCAATCCCGATCAAGCGTGGAAATATGGTCGCTATATGATGGCGCAAGGTGTACTACGAAGTGAACACTTTACTGTGAACATGGACCTAGAAAACCTCGTTGTTCAACGTGGAGATTTAGTTCACGTAGCCAATGACGTCGCTAAGATTGGTGGTATCCCATCGCGTATTGTTTCTGTAGATCAGAATACTGTAGTAATCGATCAAACCTTATCGATTAAACCAAACGGTTACTCCGTACGTATGAGCAACGGTGAAGTACGCACTGGTTTGATTACAAGGGCAACTTCAGAGTCGTATGGTACTGTACTTATATTGGATGATGCGACTGGTCTTGAATCCGATGATTTAATTATCGTTGGTCAGACTGAGCGTGTTGTTGGTAAGTATATCGTTCAATCTATTACCCCAGGTAATGACTTAACGGCGGAAATTACACTAGTTAAGTACGTGCCTGAAGTCTATCAGGCTGAAACAGGTGAGATACCTCCTTGGGACGCTGAGATCTCTCAGGATCTTATCGATTCAACAGATCTCTATATCGCATCGCTAAAGGCTAATGAGACCTTTGTTTATGTCGATCGTAAACCATTCGCGTCGATTAACCTTGATTGGACTATTGGTGGATTTGGATACGCGCAGGCCGACATCTATTGGACAGCGCCAGGTCATGTAAATGAGTATATTGGATCTTCACAGACTCTATCTTATTCACATATCATCGACTTGTTAGGTAATCCAGGTTTGATCGGTGCGCCGTTAGTATACACTGTAGTTCCTGTCACAGCGGGCGGTGTAACCGGTCGATCTGCGACTGTGACTATTGTTTTAACTAGAGACATTACTCCACCATCTGATATTAAAGATTATACGTTAAACGTTCAGTCAGAGACTATTCAACTATCTTGGACTAAGACTCTGGACCCTGACCTATCGTACTATGAGATTCGTTATTCACCTGATGTGCGTATTCCTGATTGGAAGTATAGTCTACCATTAGCGATTGCGCCATGGAACTCTACAACAGTTTCAGTGGGTGCTCGTACAGGTACATACTTTATTCGAGCGTGGGATACATCTGGCAATGGTTCAAAGATCGAACAGCGTCGAACTACAGTCGCAAATTTACCAAACGTTGAGATCGTAGAAGATATTGACGATCGTTTGACATTATGGCCAGGTATTCGCACTAATTTCGATGTGCGCGTCGTAGCTCGTAATAAGATGATTAGTGAGTGGTACAAACTCTCTGATGTTGGATTTATGGATGAAATCGCTGGAGGTATCGGTGATCTCATGAGTAGCGGTACATGGGGCAACGCTGCTCCTGAAAGTGTATATGTCTATGAGAATATTGTAGACTTTACTGACATCTATGAGGTCCGCGTATCTTCTAAAATCGAAGCGCATGGTGAATATGAAAGTGGCGAAACCGCTCCTACTGACGCATGGGATTGTTGGCTTGAAGTTCGTGGAACAGGTAAACTAAACTTTATTTCAACTTGGGAAACGATGGCTGAACAACCCGATATGATTGGTTCAGGTGGACAAGAATGGTCTGACTGGCGCCGTATTATGGTTGGGGACGTTACGTGTAAGTTATTACAAATGCGGATTGTGGCTCGTTCATATGATCCATACGTGAAAGTAGTTATAACCGATGGCTCTGTAATCATCGATGCATTAGATCGCCAATGGTCTAAGAACGATATTGAGTTACCAGCAGGTGTCACAACAATCTTTATGGATCCACCTTTCATGTTTGATGATATCTCTGTTGCGATCTCTATCGATGGTGATACGAAACCTCTTACTGCGCGAGTCACGAATAAGAATCGTTTGAGCTTTGATCTTGAGTTGTTCGATATCATGGATGGCTCCACAAGTTCAGGCAAAGTTGACGCGATTGTTCGTGGTCAAGGTCGTGAACGTATTCAATCTATTTAAGGAGTTTTTATGTCTATTACAAATGCTAATGATTTTCCAATCATAGCAGCATCAACTAGCGGTAACGCGTTGGCTGATATCTTGAATAGGTTGTACACGTCTATTCAAACAAATCAATCTAATCCAGCTCGTCCACCTGACCTTCAGACCGGAGGTTTATGGACTAAGGTCGACGGCGCAACACTCGTCTTGATGATGTTTAACGGCGTCAATGATATCGTTATTGGTACAGTAGTTGGTGACAATAGCGTTATTGGTGACTATGTCTATCCATTAGCGAGTGAGTGGAATCCGCTAACAGAGTATAAGTTAGGCGATGTGATTTATAAGCCGGATGAGAAGAAGTATTACTCTGCTAGGTACGATCTTGCACCAGATCCTAATCCTAACGCTTTCTTTCAGGTTGGTGATTGGCAAGAACTGCCAAACGTTTTCAATGATCTTTTACGCGCGAATACGTATCGTCGTAATGAAGTGTATACTAAAGAAGAAGTTGAAGCACGTATTATGACTATTGTGAATGCCACTGTAGCGAATTATTTGCCCCTTTCAGGTGGTACCATTACTGGCGGTTTACGCGTCAATGGAGACATCGTATCTGGTGCAAACGTATCTGCGTTTTCATAGTCGGAAATTGCTCAGAGTTTGAGCTAAAGAAACCGGAGAGTGTCCGCAAGGGTATCTCTCTGGTGTTTTAAATTGTAGTAAAAACAAAGGAGTTCAATATGTATAAAATCTTAACAGCCGCTTTGGTTGCCCTTTTCGCGAGCGTAGCGATGGCTCAGTCCACTCCTATCTTCGCAAGTAACGATGCTTTGGAGAATTCTTTTCTCGATGGAAAGAACTATGTATCCGCAGGCGTCGGAATTTCAAGTGGCAAATACCATAACTCGACCACTGCTGGATCTCAAGGTGGAACAACCTCATTCGAACGCTTTGGCATCGGTAGGAACTTCACAGAGAAACTTTTCGGTGAGTTTGCCTACGGCCAGTCGGGAGCAACTAAATATACCTATGAAAATAGTGGTTACTCGCAACGTTATCATGACTACGAACTGTCGTTGGGTTACTATGTCTACAAAGGCTTGTACGCACGAGCTGGCCTTGATCGTTCCTTTGTCAATTCAGGACTAACTAATAGCACAGGTAATGGCTACTTGTTTGGTACTGGCTACAAATACGACTTGACCAAGGCTTGGGCAGTGACTGCTGACTACACTAGGTTTAATTCAGTAGGTGGCAACTATTCTAGTGGCTTCAATCGGTATACAGCAAATGCGCAGTATAAATTCTAATGCGAATCTTACTTATTGCCTTAGCGTTTATCGCTCTTAATGGTTGCGTGTCTTCACCGTCTACGCCAGAGTATAGATACCTAACAGTACCTAAACCTGTTGTAAACGCTCCTGACTGTATAAGAAATAATTCAAATGGAACAGTTACTTTGTTTAAATGTCCTGCTGATAAACTTTATACACCACGAGGTGAAGAAGTTGAAACTTAACTTTGATTTGATGGCCAGAACGGCCTAAGAATCGCTAGGCTACTGCCTAGGAGTATTGATAGGAGGCTACCAGGATATCCCTGGTGCCTTCCTTGATTGCTGTGAATAGTAACTACTGTACTATCTCGCAAATTGGTCTCCAGAACTCTCTGGCGTCGACCATAACATCACTCTCGGTTCTCGAAAGTGACTTACCTCTCGTACTATTTTACCACTTCTTCAAGGGGCATTGGGCACTAATCATACGTGTCTTTACTGCCATAGCGCACCCACATTTCTTACAGAATCCTAGGAATGAATACTCAGGACAAGCCGCACAGATCGCTATTCGCCTTTGCGATAGCTCATTCATCATCCATCTCCTTCTCACAAGTGCACGGTAATCGACCTTGTTGGCAATAGCCTTTGCATCTGACTACGGATACAGGCTTCTTCTTAAGATCACGATTCTCTTGCAATAGCTCATCGCGATGCTTTTTCAACATCTCATAGTCGCGTTGCAATTGAAAGTATTGATCGACAGCATCTCTAAATGAACGATAGAGTTCATCTTTAGTATATGTCATTATCATTGTAATTCCTTATTAGTTAGTTTATCTAAAGCGTCTGCCGCTTCTTCTAAGAGATCAGCTATGCGATCAGGCTCTCCATTCTGCACAGACTTACGTGAAGTAATTTGCCGCCTAATCTCTGCTCGCTTTCTT